CACAACCACAATATAATGTAGAAATTATTCGTGTGAATCATCGTTCATCTTTGGGGTGTTGCTGGGCTAGAAATATAATTCAAAGAAAATATGAGGGTGAAAAATATTATCTTCAAATAGATGCACACAGTAGATTTAAGGCTGGGTGGGATACTTTTTACAAGTCAAGTTTAAATACATTAAAGGAATCTGGTGTAGATAAACCTGTTCTTTCTAGTGCTCTTCCTGCGTTTGATTATGATAAAGATAGAAATTATGATGGATTTGTGTCCAAACGAAATACGGTATTGACAACTGGTTCTTTTTTAGAAGAAAGTTTAGCGATAAAAAAACACGCAATTTATTCTAAATCAGAGTGTCCAATTCGTATGCCGTGGTTGCAAGCAGGATTTATCTTTTCGTATGGAAGTATGGTAAAAGAAATACCATACAATCAAAAGTTATTTTTTAACGGGGAAGAAGACGATCTTTCCATACGATTGTTTACCAATGGATATGATATTTACAGCACCATGTCAAATTTGATCGGGCACGATTATTCAAAACGAAATCGGTATTGGAATGACTTCACTGGAACAGGACCAAAAGGTTGGTGGAAACTTGAACTTCAATCAAGAGATCAACTAAAAAAGTTAACAGAGAATAAAATAGTTGGCAATTGTTCACTTGGCAATAAAAGATCATTGAAAGAGTTTGAAGAATTTGCTAAAATAAATTATGAAAGAAAAGAAATTTTACAAAGTAAAAATGAACATGAAAACTACTTAAGAGAAAGATGTGATTGCCATGAAAGAAAACCACTATGTAGATAACAAAAAATTCTTTGGTGAGATGTGTGACTGGAAAGAAAAAGTAAAAGAGGCAGAAGACAGCGGTGAACCAAGACCACCTGTTTCTGACTATATCGGAGAATGCTTTTTAAAGATCGCAGAAAGACTTTCACGAAGACCAAATTTTATCAACTACCCATACCGAGATGAGATGATATCTGATGGTATTGAAAACTGTCTCATGTATGCACACAACTTTGATCCAGAAAAATCATCCAATCCATTCTCTTACTTCACTCAGTTTGTTTACTTTGCTTTTGTTCGTCGAATTGAAAAGGAAAAGAAACAGTCTTATGTGAAGTTTAAAATGATGCAAGAAAATGATGATGGAACGTTTTCACAATGGTTCAAAGAAAACTACTTTGAAAAGGGCTCTATTAAAAAAGATATGGCAAACTATTTTTCATTGTCTGAAAATGACATAGAAAACTTTGATGGTTCAAAGAAGAAGAAAAAGAAAAAGAAAAATGATTCCAAAGATAATTCATCAGATAGCACCAAGTGATAAAACAAAATGGCATCCTAAATGGAAAGAATGTAGAGAATCATTTAAAGAAAAATTTTCAGATCACAAAATTTGCCTATGGTATGACACCACACCTGAGTCTTTTGCCAAAAAATATTATCCAAGATTTTATGATTTGGTAAAGGGTTATCCGTTTATGATAAACAAACTTGATATTTTCAGAATCATGTTACTGCATAGATATGGTGGGATATATGCGGATATGGATGTTGAGTGTCACGAAAATTTTTATGAAAAATTACCTGATGGATTTTCAACTCTTCAGGAAAATCAGGATACAAAATTTAGTTTTATTAATTGTATGATGTCATCGAATAAAAACAATACAACGTTATTAAAAGTTTTAGAGAATGCCAAATTTATTTGGAAAACGGCAACCTTATCCCGAAGAGTTTTAGAATTAAATCGTGAGAACAATCCGATAAAGCCAAATATTGCAAGGCATGTTTTGTTGACAACAGGATCTCCTATACTTGAAAAATATAAAAACGAAATAAACACTTTGTCAACAGAAGAATTTAAAGACTATATCACACATTATATGACTACATGGTGGAAATAAGTTGAAACTTACTGTATAATACAGAAAAAGGAATTGCCATGCGGATAGCCATTATCAATGACACACATTTCGGAGTGCGAAACGACCATCAAGGATTTCTTGATTACATGTTTCAATTCTTCGACGAACAATTTTTTCCATACTTAATTGAAAACGATATTAAAACAGTCTTTCACCTCGGAGATGTGTTTGATCGTCGTAAGTTTATCAACATGAACACACTTCATACGGTTCGCACTCGATTCTTCAAACGCTTTGAGGAGTTGGGTGTGAATCTTCATGTCATCCCCGGCAATCACGACTGCTATTTTAAGAACACCAATCTTGTAAACTCTGTTCGTGAGTTGATCGGCCACTATGACAACATTGACATTCATGAAAAGCCAAAAGTTATGAACTTCGATGGAACATCCTTCATGTTTTTACCTTGGCTTTCTCCTGAGAACAAAGATTCTTTTCTTTCGTATGTTGAAAACAACGACGCAAATGTTTTGCTCGGTCATTTGGAACTCAACGGTCATTATGTTATTCCCGGCGTTCCGTTTCGTGGTGGTCTTGAATCATCTTTGTTTAAGAAGTTTGATAAGGTCTTAAGCGGTCATTTTCATCAACACTCTACTCAAGGAAATGTTAATTATTTAGGAACTCAATATCAATTAACCTTTAACGATTTAGGTTCTTCTAAAGGCTTCTGGGTCTACAATACAGAAGGTAGTCAAGTAGAATTTATTGTCAATCCTAAAAATAAATTTTTTGTTGTAGAATATGATGATGACTTCGATGAGTTTGATTGTTCCAAGTATGCTGGTTGCTATGTTCGTGTGATCGTGAAGGGAAAGAAAGATGTCATCAAGTATGAGCGATTCATGGATTGTCTTTACCGTGAGAATCCTGAAAGTGTAACAATTGTTGATGATGAAACAGTGATTGAAGTTGATGAAGAAAAAGTTGATTTCAAGAAAGATACACTTACACTATTGATGGACGAGATCGACAAGATCGAAACAATTGATAATAAAGATAAACTGAAGTCACTGATTCGTGACATTTATGTGGAGAGTTGGAATAAGTGATAAACCTGAAATCTATATCATTCAAAAACTTTGGCTCATTCGGAAACACACCAACGGTTATTGATCTCACAAAGAGACGAATGAATCTGGTGTCGGGCATCAATGGACAGGGAAAGTCATTTGCTCTTCTCGATACCATCACGTTCGCACTGTATGGCAAGCCGTTTCGGAAGATTAACATTCCGCAGTTGGTAAACTCCGTGAACCGAAAGGACTGCGAAGTCACGATTGAGTTTACTGCAAAGGGTAGAGCATACAAAATCATTCGTGGACTTGCACCAAAACGATTTGAGGTGTATGAGGACGGTGAACTTGTCGATCAAGATTCAACAATCAAAGATTACCAGAAGAGACTCGAAGATCAGATTCTGCATATGAACTACAAGACGTTCACGCAGGTTGTGATTCTTGGTTCTTCATCCTTTGTTCCGTTCATGCAGTTATCTGCCGCTGATCGTCGTGCGGTGATCGAAAATATTCTGGACATTGAAATCTTCTCGATGATGAATGATGTGGTGAAAGCAAAACTCTCCACCACCAAGCAAGAAGTAAAACTGAAAAAGTCTGAGATCGAAGTGATGATTCACAAAGCAGAGAATCAAAAAACATTCATCGCAAATGTTAAGAAGCAACAAGAAGAGTTTGCTGATGAGCGAGAGACAAAGATCACAGAATACAAAGACAAGATTCAAACTCTTCAGGATGACTCACAAAAGTTATCTGAATCCATCGCAGAGAAAACAAACCAACTTCCAAATCACAAAAGCATTATTACTGAACTCGAAAATGCAAAGGGTGAAAAGAAGGAGATGGAAACAAAAGCAAAGCAAATCAATAAGGATATTGCATTCCTAAAGAAAAACACAAGTTGCAGTCGATGTGGTCAGGACATTGATGAGAATCACAGAAAAACAAGTATTGATCAGTTGGATGCCGATCTTCGCAAAATGGCAGATGTTTTCACTCCTGTTCTCGACACGATTGACAAGTGTGGTAAAGACTTAAATGAATACGAACGATTGATGTTCGAGATTCAGCAAGAGCAATCACAAAAAGATAAAAACGAATCTACTTGCAAAATTTATCAGGAGGAACTCGACAAGTTCTACACAAAAACAGACGATGATACAGTTTTGTCTGATGCACGAGACGAACTTGATAAAATTCGAGAGGACGGTGGTAGACTTGCAGAACAACGAGACGCTTTGCTTGAGGACAAGAGTAACTATGAGATTGCATCGGTGTTGCTCAAAGACTCTGGTGTGAAAGCAAAAATTATTCAACACTTTCTGCCGCTCATCAACTCTCTCATCAACAAGTATCTCCAAGCGATGGACTTCTTTGCATCGTTTGAACTTGACGAGAACTTCAACGAAACAATCAAGAGCCGACACCGTGATAAGTTTTCTTACGCATCGTTCAGTGAGGGTGAGAAACTTCGGATCGACTTGGCTATTCTGTTGACTTGGAGAGAGATTTCTAAACTGAAGAACAGTGCAAACTGTAACATCCTAGTTTTGGATGAAGTGTTTGACTCCTCTTTGGATGCAACTGGCATGGATGAGTTCATGAAACTGATTCGCTTCTTTGACAAAGACATAAATATATTCGTGATCTCACACAAAGCAGATCAACTTGTTGACAAGTTTGAACGAGTGATGCAGTTCGAGAAGAAGAAGAACTTCAGTAAGATGAAAGAGGATTATGCCTGATCTATTTGGTATTGATGAAAGCATTCTTGGTGATTGGGAAGATCCATATCCCCAACCAGAAATACACAAGCACGACGGCTTCTATGTCGTTCGTGACGACCTGCTTGTGGCAGGATCTAAGTGTCGCTTCATTGATTACATGATCGGTAACTCTAAAATCAAAGAGTGGGTGTATGGAAGTTCACCCGCAACGGGTTATGCTCAGATGTCACTTGCTCATGTCTGCACTCGATATAAAAAGAAAGCCGTTGTCTTTATGGCAAAGCGTGATCCAAAGAACATGCACGAATACCAAACCAGAGCAATTGAGTATGGTGCAGAGATGCACTGGGTTCCAAACGGTATGTTGTCGGTGACAGAGAAAAGAGCAAGAGATTATGTTGCGGAGGATCCTGAGACAAGATCCCTTCTACCAATCGGCTTTGATCACCCAACCGTTCTTGCCAGTATCAAAAAAGTTGCGAAAACTATGGATGAGCCTGAGGAGGTTTGGACGGTGGGATCGAGTGGAACTCTGACTAGGGGGTTGCAATCTGCATGGAAATCTGCTAAATTTAATGTCGTGATGGTCGGCCACAAAGGTGATTACGGACGAGCAAAAGTTTACAAGTCATCCTATGAGTTTTCAAAGCCGACAAAAGTTTTACCTCCATACCCCTCCGCTCCAACTTATGATGCGAAGGTGTGGGAGTTTGTGAAAGAACACGCATCCTCCGGTGCGTTAATTTGGAATGTAGGAAAATGACAAAAGTTTTTATTAGAACGTGCATTAGAGACGATTATCTCTCCAGACTTTGCTATGAATCATTTAAATTAACAGAAATGAAAGCAGAGTATTATTTTTTAGCAGAGGACGTTCAACAATCTCAATTTGGGGTTAAAGAATATACCTTCTCAAGTAATGATATCTTACCACAGTTAATGCGTCCTTGCACAAATAATTTTGGAGGAGCAGCCGGAGTAGACGGACTTGTTGGAACTTTTCGTGTCGCTAGAGAATTAAAATTACGAAATGATGAATTATTAATTGTATGTGATTCTGATATTGTTGTGTTCACCGATGTTTTAGAGGAAATAAAAAATATTGATTTTGAACATCTTGGAAAGGGAGGACCATATGAAGATGAACATAGAAATAAAGATGTGTATTGCTTTACCCATGTGTCTGGACAATTCAATGTTTACACTGGGGAATATGTCGAGAAGTTTTTGAATTTCATAGAGCGAGACAATCAGGCTAACTTAAATATTCGTGCTTTGGTAGAGGAAATGCACAGTCAAAAATATCATGTGGCAGACGATACTTTTGTTTCGTATGTTGGAGAAAAATATTTAAATGTCAAAAAACATACAATAAATCCAGCAAATATTTGGTTACATGATAAATTCTATAATTATACAGGAAATGAAGAGTGGGAAACCATAGTTGAAACTATTTTAGATGAGGATATTAAAAGTAGATGAAACCATTTTATGAACGAAATAATTATGTGATTAACAGCGACGTGAACGTTTGTTTCGAGGAACTTCTTGAAATGAATGAGGATCAGTTTCGTGAGTGGGTTGTCGAGATGCGAAAGACAATCTGTGATGCGTGGGATGCTTACGGTTGTCCCCCACGAACTGGCAAGAACGAAGAGGAGATTATTGAAGCATGGAATAAACTTGAAAGTTATCCTGTTCGTGATTTCGAGCGTGACGATGAACTCTCTGATATTCCACGAGATGTAATCGTAAACAAATCACGAATGGGTGTGGAAGCGGATCAATTCTTCGACAACTTATTCAAGACACGAATCAACTACACGGAGAAGGATAACGGCTACTCCATCTATGACTTGGTGTCAGATCCAGATCGTGAGGAACAATTCTTCAAGGGATGTAAGCGGCACTTTCGTCGTGATTCGTTTTATAGTTTTGCGTTGTCGGCAATCAAGAACGACAAGAAGTATGCTGTGATTGAAGTGTCATCTGGTGTGGAGTGGTTGGAAACTTTCTTCTCGACTCCTGACTTATTCACTGGTAAAGACTTCATTCTAGAACAAGTCAAGATTCGTGACGGGCTGAACTCTGGTTATTTCCAACTGGAGCAATCAAAGATCCTGCAAGTTACACGAGAAGATGTCCAGCGATTCAAAGACTCTGGACAACTTCAGTATCGTCATCACTCAACATTCGATATCGAAAATATGCCGGACGATAAGGTATATTCAATCCGCATATATGATAAGGGAAAGAAGGTCTTTCCTACTAATTTCAAAGCGTTCCGGATTGGTTACATTCAACCTGCCGTGAACTTCCCACCAATGACAGCGAAATATCTCTATGAAAGATTTACTGAAGATATCAAAGATCAAGAAGTTATTAAAATCTATGATCCGTCCGCAGGATGGGGAGGTAGGATTCTCGGAGCGATGTCCGTTCGTGATGACCGAAACATTCATTACATCGGCACTGACCCTAACGTTGATAATTATTTGCCGGATGGTTCCTCAAAGTATTCAGCCATCGCAGATTTATACAACACAAAGACAAACCGAGCCAACACATTTTTTAATGGACCTGTTAACACTTATGAAGTCCATTGTCTTGGGTCCGAAGTAATTCAGTTTGAAGAAAAGTTTCAAAAGCATAAGGGTGAGATTGATCTCGTCTTTACTTCACCCCCATACTTCAACCGTGAAGCATACAGTGAAAACGAGAACCAATCCTACAAGAAGTTTGGTTCCTCTTATGAGTCATGGAGAGATGGCTTCCTCCGACCTACATTGGAAACGGCAGTCACTTGGTTGAGATCCGAGAGATATCTCCTGTGGAATATCGCAGACATTCTGGTGTCTGGAAAATATCTCCCGCTTCAAGAGGACACCAAAAATATTCTTGAAGAATATGGTGTCGAATATAAATATACATTGAAGATGGCGCTCGAAGGAATGCCGGGACAGAATCGTGTAGGAGAAGATGGGAAACCAACTTGTAGGAACTATTGCAAAGTGAACGATAGATATCTAAAACACGAGCCAGTTATGGTGTTCTGGAAGCCATGAACAGACCAGAGGAGTTTCAAACCACCGATTCATACGGTAGAGTAAAAGTTTATCGTGTTGGAGATATTGTTAGTCATAGTGGTGGAACTTACAGAGCGTTACGAAGAACAACACATTACGACGGCATTCCGGAAAATAATCCGGGCATATGGGAGCCACTCTCTACAAGTATCCGACACACCAGTGGTGAAAACGCTCCGTTGAGTCCCAATGTCGGTGATGAGTGGTATGATACCGCAAATGGAATTTTATTTAAATATTTAGATGACGGTAATAGTGATCAATGGGTTGAAATTGGTTGAGAATTTTGTTATAATGTGTGAAAAGGAGCAATAAAATTATTCTTATTGATAACAACCAAATAATTCTTTCCAGCATTTTTACCGCTGCAAAGACCGCTCAGAGTGAGGACGATTATGGCTTCATTCGGCACTTAGTTCTTAACACATACCGAAAATATTTGTCAAAGTTCCGCAGAAATTATGGGGAACTCATTATCTGCAACGATTCTAAAAATGTCTGGAGAAAAGACTTTTTTCCACAATACAAAAAGAATCGAAGTGAGCGACAAAAGAAATCAAAATTTGATTGGGGTAAAATCTTTAATGAACTTCACACCATTCGTGAAGAAATGAAAGATGTTTTTCCATATCGGTTTGTTCAAGTTGAAAGGGCCGAAGCGGATGACATTATCGCTGTGATTGCAAAAAACTTTCACCACAAAGAAAAGATTATGATTGTTTCCTCTGATAAAGATTTTCAGCAACTTCAAAGATATCCTAACGTTGAACAATACAGCCCATCGAAAAAAGGTATTCTTCGTTGCGATGATCCGTATGATTTTTTGTTGGATCATGTTGTTCGTGGTGACTCTAGTGATGGTGTTCCAAATGCGATAAGCGATGATGCCGTTTTTGTTGAGGGACGAAGACAAACTCGACTCACAAATAAAAAAATCGAAGAACTTAAAGAAGTAGGTTTTCAACAAGAAGATAATTTCATGGAGAGAAACCAAAAACTTATTGATTTGACAATGGTTCCCGATTACATTGAGGAGGAAACCATGCGTCAAATGGAAACAGAAGTTAGTGGGGATCGAAGTAAGATCCTAGAATATATGATGAAATATCGTTTAAGGAGTTTAATTGATAACTTGGAGGATTTTTAATTGAAAGATAAGAAAAATAAGTCAAAGAACATTGACGCTGAGCCTCGTGAATATAGAACAAGAGGCACACGAAAAAATCAAAGACGAAGGGATCGCAACAGCAGCAAACAAATGCTTCGTGACATGCAACACGATCCTAAACGATATGAATACTATGATGATTAAATAAGTGAGGTTTATATTATGAGCAAAATTTCAATTTCTAAAGAAACACTTGCGGTGTTGAAAAACTTCGCAGGGTTTAATTCTAATGTCCTCGTTCCAGAGGGTAATGTGATCAAGACGATCACACCAGCGAAGAACGTGATGGCTATTGCCACTGTGCAGGAAGAGTTTCCTGTTGAGTTTGGTATCTGGGATCTGAACAAATTCATCGGGACTGTCTCTCTGTTCGACAATCCGACGTTCGAGTTCTTCGATAATCACATGAAGATTCATGGTGGTAGCGGATCCTCGATCAAATACATGTATTCCGCAAAGCGATTGTTGACAATCCCTGAGCGTGACATCAACATGCCAGATCATGTGGTGGAGTTTGATCTTCATGAAGATAGTCTGATGGAGTTGAAGAAGGCTGGCGCTGTCCTTCAACTTGAGGATCTTTCGATTTTCACGGACAATGGTTCTGTTATTGGAAAAGTCTTTGACAAGTCCGATCCAACTAGCAATAATTACTCCATTGAACTCTGTGGTCTTGTTGAACCGAAGAAGTTTGACTTCCACTTCAAGTTGGAGAATCTTCGATTCCTCCCCGGCGATTATACTTGTCAGATCACAGAGAAAGTTGTGAGTCGTTTTGTTTCGGCAAACGATGATCTTGAATACTATGTCGCATTGGAATCCACTTCTACTTACGAGGGATAATTTTGGAACAGAAACAGTTTTTGTGGGTCGAGCGGTATCGTCCGCAGACCATTGATGAATGTGTTCTCCCAGAGGATCTGAAGGACACATTTAAAGATATGATCCAGTCCGGTGAGAGCCAGAACCTTATGTTCTCCGGCTCTGCTGGCACTGGTAAAACCACAGTTGCACGAGCGATCTGCAACGAGTTGAACGCAGATCACATCGTAATCAACTGTTCGGAGAGTGGCAATATCGACACGCTTCGGACAACGATCCGTGACTTTGCAAGCACAGTGTCACTCAATGGAGGTAAGAAGGTTGTCATCCTTGATGAATTTGATTATTCAAACGCTAACTCTATCCAACCCGCACTTCGGGGAGCGATTGAGGAATTTGCTGATAATTGCCGCTTTATATTGACATGCAACTACAAGAATCGAATCATTGAACCGATTCATTCTCGATGCACCAATGTAGAGTTTCGCATCCCAGCGAAGGAGAAGCCGTCTATCGCTTCGCAGATGATGAAGCGTTGTGGATCTATTCTCGATGAGGAAGGGATCAAATACGATCCTAAAGTCCTTGCCGAACTGATCATGCGATACTTCCCAGACTTCCGACGAGTTATCAATGAACTCCAGCGATATTCCGTTGCCGGTGAGATTGATGTTGGTATTCTGAGTCGTATCGGTGAGATCCATGTCAGCGATCTGATGACTCACATGAAGGATAAAAACTTCAAAGAGGCACGCAAGTGGGTTGTCGAAAATCTTGACAACAGCGTGACGGATCTGATGCGAAAGATTTATGATGCGATGTATTCTCATCTTAAGGAATCTTCGATCCCACAAGCAATTGTGATTCTTGGTGAGTATCAATACAAATCGGCTCATGTTGCCGATCAAGAGATCAATCTGGTTGCATGTATCGTGGAGTTGATGTCCTCTTGTGAGTTCAAGTAACAAAATTACTAAATATGGTGTATTCGTCTATCGGAGAGTGAAATGAAACTTGGTGATTATTTAAAAACAATCAACTACACAAAAGAAAATATCATGTCGGTTGATCCGTTAACGGAGACTAAATATCCTCCGTTTATCGTTAACAAGTCACTTTCTTACTTTACTGACACCGTTTTACATGCGAATGAAATGAATCGTTACGCTCATCTCGACAATCGGCTTCAATATGAATATTATTTAAATGCCGTCCGAAAAAGAAAACGATTTTCTCGTTGGGATAAAAATAATAAATCTGAAAAATTTGATTTGATTAAGGAGTATTATGGATACTCTGATCGAAAAGTAAATGATGTCATGGATCTTATCTCCGATGAAGAATTAGGGGAAATTAAACAATTACTTGACACCGGAGAGAAAAAGTGAATGAAGAAGATGACAT